CAGTAGCAGGGAGACCAAAGGACTCAGAAGTGTCAGTAAGGTCAACGTCAGAGCTACCATAACCAGAACGAGTGGTCTGGGTGGCAGATACGATAGGGACCTCGGTTTCGACAGCCAACCCTCGAAGCTCTTCTGCAATTGCCTTAATATATGAATATGAATTGACAGACATACCCGACTTATAACGGGAGGAAGCACATATATTAAGGTAATCAATGAAAATAATATCAGGTCTAAATGACTTCTTAAGTGCAAGTTCATTAAGAAGTGCTTTAAAATGTCCACTGTGTGCGCTCGCAGTCGGATATTCTTTAATTATAAGAGTTCCTTGAGTTTTCTTAGCAAGATTAGTTACTTTGTTTTCAAACGCAGATTTAGGAAGATCTGTTAGATCTTGAATAGGAACGTTCAGGAGGTTTGCGTCAATTCGCTCAGCAATTTTCTCTTCTGCCATCTCCATTGTAATATAGAGAACGTTCCTCCCTTGGAGCAGCACGGAGCTAGCGACGTGGCACATGAATAAAGACTTGCCGACGCCTGTACCAGCAAGCGCGATGTTAAGAGTCTTGTTAGGTAAACCACCTTTCGTGATTTTGTTAAAGTATTCGAGATCAAATGGAATTTTGTCTTCCTTCTTATGGTAGAAGTCATATCGTTCTTCGTAGTTTTGTAAGTAATCATGTCCAATATTATTATCAAATGATACTGCCAGAGCATCTGACAGGATGCTTGGAATCGCATCTCGATTCTTTTTATCATCTTGCCCATCAGCAATACTGATAGATTCCATCAAAGCAAGATAAATCGCACGATCACGACACCACTTTTCAGTAGTGTCTAGTAACCATTGATGATCTACAGGAGAGTCATTAAAAGAATTACAAACATCCCTTGTCTCTTTAATTTCACTCTCGTTTAGATCCGTCCTATTCTCAACCTCAATATTTAGTGCTTCAGTTGTAATTGCAGATCCATACTTGATAATAAACTGAGTGATCTCCTCAAAGATCACTTTTTCAGATCGTTGTTCAAAATATGTTGGTTCAATAAATGGAATAACTTTACGAGAGTATTCCTCATTGTGTATTAAATTTTTGAGAATCGTAGTCTCAATTCGTTCCATAGGAGAAAATTTGTTTCGCGGCAGCATCAAGTTGCTGCATTACTTCTTCGGTAAAATAGGTTTCAGGATCTTTTAAGATTGCCTTAGCATATACTTTCTTAGTTTCTCCGTCAACAGTCATCTCATAACGACCTGCAACGTTTTTCCACATCCCAGCACATTCTCCCAACTCAAGAAGACCATAATATCGATCAAGACCACGCTCATCGTAATAAAGACGCACCGTAACATCTTGATTCTCCTTGCTTAAACGCGACTTAGCAGTCTTTGCCTTGATAAGATTTCCGACAATTTCTGTTCCGTCTTTCTCTTTTTTCTTTGAGAGATGGATGATAGTAGAAGCAGCATACTTAAGACCAGAACCGCCTCCCATCTCCTTTGTAGGAACATAAGCGCCAATGACATCGTAGGTGTGATTAGTAACAATCATAGGAATGTTTGCCTGCCCCAACTTGAGAGTGAGCATACGAAACGCGCCTTTAATAAGTTGAGATTTAGTCATATCCCGAACTTGTTTGTCGTTGAGTGCGTCAGTAATCTCCTTCTCTGTGGAAAGCATCCCCAAAGAGTCTAGCACAAACATGCAGGGTTTGCGTTCCTCTTCGGATTTCTTAAGGTATATATCTACAGCTTTCAGTGCTTTGCTACGAAACTCTTCAACTGTAACAACATTTACAACAACTACACGATTCAGGTCAATACCCCTAGATGCAAGAAGGGATTTATTAACAGCAGCCTCAGTGTCAAAATATAAACAATACCCATCAGGATTGCTATTAAGGAAATTTTTAACAACAGCGAGGCTGAAAAAAGTTTTTCCAGTACTAGACTCCCCAGCAATGGCAGTAATCTTATTCCCAGATACACCACCAAATATAGACCCTGAAACAAGTCCATTAAAAATGTACGAACCCGTGTCAACAAAAGTTTCAGTCTCGTCAATGTCTGCTGCGAGTTTTGTGTAGTCATCTCCAATCTCTTTTACAATATCCTTTAAAAAATCCATTATCCGAAAAATAGTTCAAGGTTTACAGTTTTTTCGACGTTCCAACCAATTGCATCAAGAATTGCTTTGAGTGGTTCTACAAAACTCTTCTCAAATTGTAAGTCATAGTCGATGTATTTGTCAAGATTCAATTCCCGTGGGAAATCCTGAATGAAAGAAATTACATTCTCCTGAATGATATTTGGTTTCTTCAGATAAATGAACTTGATTTTTTCACCGTTATTAATAAGTGAATATTTATTTGTCAATTTCTTCTCCTTAATATAATGATTAAAAAGAAGTGCTCCCCGACAATGAATTGGTGTTCCCTTTACATAAATGTCGGAGTGCGATTTATACTTTACAACATCAGATACCGATCGAGGAAATGCAATCTCTTCGGGAGGAAGTTCTTTAAACTTCTTACGGGATTGATCAATAAAGTTAATCACATCTTCTTCTGTTCCGTTCATCATCAACTTGAGACCATCTTTAATCATCTTCCGACAGGGTGCAGGAGTAGATGATTTAACTGCCTCAATACCCATCATCTTAAGTTTGGGTTCATTATATTGAACACCTTCACTGTTCCACACGTTGAGAATATAACGCTTCTTCGCAGTCCAAATACCACGCTCAGCAATATTCTCACGCTTCATGATCATTTTTTGTTCATATGCCTGAACGTAATCCGCAAGTTCCTGATAACTGGATTCGATGAATGGTTCCAACTTGTCTTGACAAATCTTATCAAGTAACGAAACAACTGCTGTTTTATCACCAGACTTGTTACTAAGAAATTTATCAACAAGAGGTCCCATATTAAGATAGATTGAGTCAGTGTCAGATGCGATGACATAATCTTCGCCCTCTGTTTGCAAAATCTTATTTAGATATCCATTCATTCGGTTCTCAATCCAACGGATTGAGACCTGACCTGAGAGGGTGATTGCTTCTGCGTTAGCAAGTTTATAGTAGCGAAAGTATTGATTGCCAATAGCACCATAAGCAGAGTTGAGTTGGATCTTACGCGCCATTTGGATGTTATTGCACCTGGCGATTTCTTTTTCCAGTGCTTTCGTTGGAGTTTTTTCATAGTCTTGTTTTGCAGCAAGCATTTTCTTTTTGTAGATGGTGCGATCCTTATAGATCTTTTCCATCAATTCTGGAAGGAATCCGCGAACGTCCTTCCGATACATAGCACCATTAGCACATACTGCATTATCCTTATACATCTCAAAGGTCAGTTCCTCATTAAGTATTTTATCAACGGTAACACTTGGGTGTCTGGTATCCCGTAACGTCTCCGGGGAAATATTGTATTGCATAATAAGATGAGGGTACAGACTATTAAGGTCAAAACTAACCACCCAATCATACTTTCCAGGAATCGGTTCTTTGACATATGCACCTGCATACTTAGAGTCTTTGTCAGAACGTTCCTTGGGCGGAATCACAATATCTCTTTTTTTGAGATAGTTATAAATGATCGCATCCCACATGCGAACCTGAAAGAAAACATCATTATAGTTTACCTTGGCATCATATGCCATGGTAATCGCAAGTTCAATCAGTTTCATCTTGTCTTCCATACGGTCAACAAGTTCCACGTCAATAATGTTATATTCTACAAACTTTTGCCACCCATTAGTATAGAAATCCTTGAAAGTGTCAAACTCAGAGTGATCGAGTTTCTTTTGCCCAAGTTCTACACTCGCAATATAATCCAGACGATAGGATTCCTGCGCTTTATAAGTGAACTTCTTATAAAGATTTAGGTAATCAAGCTGCGTGACTCCTCCAACATCATAAGAAATGTGTTTTCTTCCCATGATAATGGTCTCACGTTCTGTCACCAATCCCCACGGTGACATACGTTTCATCAATTTCTCACCAAGAATTCTATCAATACGACGAACCAAATAAGGAATATCGTAAAGCTCACTATTCCAACCAGTAATAACTTCAGGAGTATTCTCCTCAATTTGCCACCAGTTGATAAAATCATTCAAGAGTTCATACTCAGTTCTAAATCCTTTGTAGATAACATTTTTTTGAGTATTGTTGAAAGGACCACGACCCCAAGTGCGAATCTGCTTCGTAGCATAGTCCTGAACTGTAATCAACAGCACTTCTTCTGCAGCAGACTCCACATCAGGGAATCCATTCTCCGATGCAACCTCAATGTCAAGGGTGGCAATCTTAATCTTGCTAGTATCAAACTTAATCTCTTCTTCGGGATACATCTCAGAAATATACTGATAGATGTACCGGTCATTACCGTAGATTTTGAAGTTTTCTACGCCCTCATACTTCTTGATAAAATCCCTACAATCACGAACTGTTCCTGGTTCAACAGATTCTACGTATTCTCCCTCAAGTGTCTTGTACTTAGTTTGCTTGTTAGATGGAACAAAAAGAGTTGGATAAAACTTTTCTCTACTTGCGAAGTGCCTTCCATTCTCGTAACCCCTCACTAGGAAGTGGTCGCCTACCATCTGAACATTGGTGTAAAATCTCATTATGCAGTCTCTGATACCGAACGTGCGTTTCGTATTTCTCAGTATGTATTATAGCATCCTTTCCAGAAAATTCTTCATAAGCACTAATAAAAATCGGAAAATAGTGCCAACAGTTTGGAGGAATATAAGGAGGAGACATACACACAAAGATGTGGTCAAATTTATAATTATCAAACTTATAATTTTCTTTTTCTACATTCAAATAATTTGGAACAATCTTAGCATTAAGTTCATTACGCTTCTTGTTTGCACTATTCTTGTTTCCAATCCAGGTAAAAGATTTTATTTTATTATGCACCGCTAACCAAGCACCCCAGTTTCCCTCATGAACTCTATCATGATTTAAGATTTCGTATAACTCCCTTTTATACGCATCCTCACTTGATAAATCATCATTACCAATATAATCTCCACCAAATATATCATCATGATGGTCAATATTAATTAGATCAATATTATTATAATTTGAGATACTGAATAAAATAGAATCATGATCATATCCAAAAGAAACGTTATCACAAGTCTTTAAACATTTTAAAAACAAGTTATAACAAAATAATAAATTGGATTTATCAATATAAAAGTTACTTTCTTTTAAATCATATTCGCTGAAAAATCTATCCCACCTAATTGTTGGATTATTATGATGTAGGACACCACTATAATCCTCAATAGTAGGACTCATGATATAATCCAGATCAATGCTAAGAACTCTCACTACTTAAGTGCTTCAGAATACTTTGATATCACTTCGACAGTTGGTTCAACGATAGTCAAAATATTCTCGGATCTAAGCATAATATCATTATCACTAGTAATATCTAACCATTTAGAAATAGAACCATCAGAATTTAAAACACACACATCAGTAAGTTTACAATCAGGTTCTCCAAGCTCAGCATTTACTTGCTCAATTTTAGCGATCAAAGTAGTTTGATTTAAAAGAATTAGACACTTAATCATCAATTTCTCCCACCTTTTCTTTATAGATTTTTACAAGTTCATCAACAGGTTCTGCAATCGAAATTACAGAATTCATAGTAACATAAAATGTTTGTTCTTTTGCCAGAGGAATCCATGCAGAAAGAACCATTTCAACGGCATCAGATTTTTGTTCTTCAGTCAAAAGTTCATGTTTAAATTCTTTAAGACTTACATTTTGTGGTTTTGTCAACTTATATGCTTGACACTTATCTTCAATAATAACTTCTTTTACATCAGAAATTACTTGATTTCCATTGTTAAAAACAACTATCTTAATAGACATTTAGAATTTTACTCTCAATTAATTATAACATTAAAAAAGAGGGGTGTCTACTGGATTGTGCCAGTAACCCCTCTGGTTGCGACGACGATATTCAGTTTTATTTAGGTGTGAGTGCGTATGCTCCGTAGGAAGTTGCTGCGAGTGCTGCAATGATTGCTAAAATTGACATAGGTGGCGGATTAGGGAATGATGGGGGAAAGGACCAACCAACTAAAAAGAGAAAGGGTCGATCCAATAATTACTGTTGGTACTGTGAAGTTCATAATAAAGCCTCCGTAAGTACATAATTATATATCAATTATGTATCATAGTGATACAAAAGTCTGTATCAACCGCCACAAAACTTGAAGCAATTGTTAAGATATCAAAACCAATCTTTCCTTTTGTGTGCTTCCGGAACAATTTTACCCAAAACGATGCTTAGAAGCCCATCCTCAAAAGTAACTGATCTAACTTCCGTATCTTCAGAGAGTGTCCACGCTCGTGTAAACGACCGTTGAGCCAGACCTTTGTGCAAATACTGAGTTTCCGTCTCTTTGTCTTCTTTCTGGCCTTCGACAAAGAGTTTACCGTCTTGTGTGTAGACATAAACTTCTTTCTTTTTAAATCCTGCTAGTGCTAGTTCTAGTCTCGATTCTACGTTACTGACCGTGACTAGATTATATGGAGGATAGTTTGATGTCGTTTCGTGCAGATTAAACAGACGATCAAAGTATTCATCCATACCGATGCTATTCCTATTTATGCGGTCTAGCAGCTGATCCAAATTGGCAGCATTATACTTCATTAAGTTAGTCATTTGTAGCTCTCCTAAAAGCGAGATTGCGTTGTGTGGACCCCGAAGGCATCCATAAGTATATATTAACACAAGACATAAAAAAGGGGGTAGTGAACCCCGCATCTTTTTATTCGGTTTCCTCTGCCCGTTTTTTCTTTGAACCAATATTGTACTTGGTCTCGAGAATCCAATCATTTTTGTCTTTGTAAGCAAGAACCTTGATTTGATTGAGTGGCGCAATATCAACAATTTTACTTACATCAACAATACCAATAAGACCCCAATCAGCAAGCAGTTGAGCAATACGATTACGACGCTGAACGTCATTTTGTGTCAGATTTGCATGTTTGCCGTCAAGGGCAAACAGTTCTTTAAAGTGTACTAAAAAATATCTACCTTGTTTGTGCAGAATATGACAACTCTGATAGATTTTTTTCTCTTTTCTGGATGCGACTCCAATTCTTGTAAGTGTTTCACGCACTTTCAGAAAGTCATCTGGTTCACTCAGAACGACTTCTACCATCTGTTCTGGTGTCCATGTCACTTCAGGTTCTCTAACAACGCTCATTTCTTTCCTCCAGTGTCAAATTTTGATTTAATAAAATTGAGTTGTTCTTGTGTAAGAATTTTCAAAGCTTGTTTTGCCTTTTCATTACTATATCCATAATAACGCTTGACATAATCAAGATCTTTGATTTTATCTTGTCGGATCCAGGGAGAAAATCTCTTCTTTTTCCTCACAATATTTATAAGAAAATCATATTGCATCTTCTTTGGGAGAAAGTGATACTGATTCAACTCATTAGCAAACATCAAAGTATCAATGTGCCCAGAGAAACAACGATTAACAATATAAGGAGGATATTCCTTCTCAATAGAAGGATCTTCATCAATCAGATGCTTCTTTGTCTGATTGATACTGTTCAACCAATCCTTCAATTCCATAATTAAAAAGCAGTAGTTCCTTGCGTTCTTTTTGTTCTCTCATATATTCACCTACGGAGCGCATAGTATAGGTGAGATCAAACTCTCCAGTTTGATATTCTCTGAATCGATCCTTAATCAACTGAGAAGAATTATAAGATATTAATTGAGGACCAATAAATCTATCACAGATAGTAGCAAAAGCATCATGGTCAAAACCTTTGTGCATTGATCCCTTCTTACCATATAAATTAGATTCAATTTCATATGGAGGATCAAGATAAGTAAAACACTCTCTACTATCAGTAAGAAGTTCTTGATATCGAAGATTGGTAATTTTCCAGTCTTTAATTATCTGAGTGTATCCTTGAAGTTTTTCAATTCCTCGCATTGAGAAGTTTGAGTAAGATGCCTGCCTGCTAAAGGATGAGGACTCAGTGAGACCAGAAAAAGAGCACTTGTTAATAACGTAGAAAGCACAAGCGCGATATAGAGGGGAAACGGAATCATCATTTACAAGTTCCTTTGATTCTAAGAATAGACCTTTTGCAGAACTCTCATCAGGATAACGGGACTTAAGTTCTTGAAGTCTTTTATATAGAGCATACCCATCATCCTGCAGAGTCTTCCAGAAGTTAACTAGAGGTTCATACAGATCATTTACCCAAATATCAAGGTGAGGATATTTCTTAGTGATATGAATTGCTACACTTCCACCACCAAGAAATGGTTCTCGATACTCCTTATAATCACGAAGGTCTGGAATATATTGTTCCATTTTGGTGCAAGCACGAGACTTACCACCAGGGTAGCGTAAAGGTGTTTTAAGTGATTTCATAATCAACAGGATGATATTTCAAAAATTCCCAGAAAGTCATCTTCATTTCTTTCTGGGTCATACCACAATGTTTTGCAGCAGCAGGTAGAGTCATTTTAGCACGAAACAAACCAAAGTTTGCTTGCTCTACAAGTTCGGGAGTTGTTTTCACTTTTGGTTCAACCAGATTATTCATATTAATGTTTAGAAGACTCATGTTCAATAAGCGAGTTTACACTTTCAGACATTACACGATAACCAGAACCAACATAAATTTGTCCAGTAACAACAGCAATTGTTGCGATACCCCAAAAAATATAATAAAACCTTGACTTTACTTGAGCTTTAAGTTTTTTCTTTTTCATAATCAGAGAACCAACTTCTTACTAGGTGCTTTAATTACTGAGAACATTTCATTATACTGCTCTTCAATTTGTTCTTGAGTATCTGCGATATACACAATATACTTTTTAGTAACTTCCAGTTCCTCATTCTTACCTTTAAGAAGAGGAGACCAGGGAGCAAATCCCATCTGACCCTGACCAGTAGGGACAGCAACAATGGGATTGCAAAAGACAATAGAGTCTTCTTTTTCTTCAATCAGGTCTGCAACGACATCTTCGCCAGACCACATACGAATCAGTTTAACATTCATTTGAATTCACCTATGTCTAATAATTTCTTGAAAACACTCTTTAACAGAATCACAAAATCCAGTAATGTGATTATCACCTTCCTCCAGATTCCAAATATATTCACCTAGTATTTCACCAGGATAATTTACATCTTTGGATAGTTCAATCTGAATTTTCATTTGAATTCACACTCCACCATAAGTTCAGTTAGACAAGCAAGCATATTTATTTCTTGATCCGCCACGAACGCACTCTGGTACTGATACTTAGCAAGAACGAGCACAGCAGCAGGAATGCTAGCGTTTGTAAGGGATGCATAAAGAGCATCGTAAATACGACGCATAAGTACAGTAGTATCATTGTCCAGATTAGATACCACCCACTTCCGAACTTCAGGAAAGTTCTTTTCTTTAAGATTTTTAATGAGATCATTAACAGCAACGTCAGAGAAAGTAGCAAGAATACCGGAGTCAATCTTTCCACTAACAGAATAACGCTGGCACTCATTCAGCACTCGTCGCCAATCAGGGAAGTGCTTATTAACTAGTTCTACCAGGACCTTGTTATCATATTCAACACCTTCTGCATCCAGGATTTGTTGGATACGTTTGAAGAACTGTGCTGCGATACCTTGACGTTCTTTTCCCTTGATTCCAAACTCAACGACGGCACATCGCGAGTGGAGGGGTTCAAGGATTTTATTTTTGTAGTTACAGGTGAAGATGAATCGGCAGTTACCAGCAAACTCCTCAATAAACGCCCGTAAGAGGAGTTGTACATCGTTGGATGTGTTATCTGCCTCATCAATGATGATGACTTTGTGTTTAGCATCTGCCGTAAGTGAGACGGTCGAAGCGAAGTTCTTCGCATTGTTTCGGACAGTATCGAGGAATCTACCCTCGTCGGATCCATTGATGACATAAACATCTACTCCCAGTTCGTTACAAAGTGCCTTTGCTACTGTAGTCTTACCAATACCAGGAGGTCCCGCAAGTAGCATGTTTGGGATCTCACCTTTATCTAGGAAAGATTGGAAGGTTTTTTTAGTACTCTCTGGGAGAATACATTCTTCAATTGTCTTAGGGCGATATTTTTCAACCCAAATAAAATCACTCATAACAAAAAAGAAAATCATTTACTAGTTGTTCTGCTTTTTCTTTGCCGAACTTACTACTCAAATACCCACTGACAGGATCAAGACGTTTCATGTATTTGTCAAAATCTCTGTAAGTAGAATGGACAGCAAACCCACTAGGTTTCTTAGATTCTAGCATTTCTTTGTATGCATGTAAATAAGCAGCAAAGTCATCCAGATAGTCATTTACTTCCGACATTGTGCATTTGCGAACAAATACATTTTCAGAGAAATGATTACCTGGCTCGAAGAATCTAAATGTTCCTTCTGCCTTAGGAAGATCTGGATGAGAGAACAAATAGTTTTCTACCGGATGTTGAAAGTCAAATACAATGATGACCTTCTTATCAAAGAAACCCATCAAATCCATTCCAAAACAAGGTAGATTCTCTCCTGTCCTTGGGTAGATGATGTTGTTATAGATACAGGATTTTTCATCCCAAATCTCAACTTCTCTAGACTTGATAATGTATTTGCTATTGTAGAGTTTGGCAGAAAGAGAAGTTCCATTCTCTTCCCAGTCTGCCCAATCTCCAATGTTTTCTAGATCGGGGAAAGTATTGAAAATGAGTTTTTTATACTCATACCAAAGATTACTCACACCCATTCTGGTTTACGCTCCGGCATACGACGATAGTTATCCTTTACCCAAGGTTTAGATGCAATATACATCTTATACTTACTGTAGATATCAACGGTATCATACTTGAATTCATCAGGACCAGCAAAAACAAATGGTGTCAATTCACTTTTATGAGCAGCATCAATAGGGAAAAGTTTATTTGCATATGCAAGAGTCGCAAGACATGAATGAATTTTTCCATAACGATTGGAATACTCCTCACACAATGCCAGTCCATGACGAATTAACCACCGTGCATTTGCCACTGTTTCATTTGCCCAAATGGTGCAGGGGTGATTGCGAAAAGCACCTTTTTCCGTAGCATAGGGTGTGCCGTCTGCCTTGGGCAGAGTGCCGTATCCGTGCCCCCACTTCTCTGACGCTACGATAGAGAGCATCTGACAGCACTCTAGGGGCATCTTGACGACATGCTTGTCAGGTAGAACCTGTGCCGAAACAACGGGGTCAGGGTCCGATACAAAGATGTTCATAATGAAAGTTGAATAATTTTGGATGCATCAATGACTGCAAAAAATGATTGTAGTCCGACAACATCCCAAGTTTTGATTGATACGGCAAATGGAATCATCATGCACCCACCAACCAATCTGAATGTACATCCAATTCTAACATCCAGATACAAAAGAAGGAAGTATCCAATCAACAAACTGGCGCTTCCTACAATTCGCAAAGTATTTGCATTCATGATAATAGTTTGCTCATACTAATTGCTAGAAGGAACGAAAGCATTACTACAACGTCCCAGGCTTTGGTCTTTATAAAAAATGGGATAGAAATAAGGTCAGCAATAAAGTTGATTATAACTCCCCATAAAAGATTGACGTGAAGAATAATAAAGTAGGCAGCAATAACACCAATACTGCCTATAATTCTCATTGCCGTTATTGTATTCATCCAAATGTAGAATCAGGTTCTAGAGCAATATAATACTTCAGATTGTGCTGAGTGTTGGTAAATTGTGACAGAAGTTTAGAAGACACCACAACGTCATAAGCACCAGGAATAATCTTGATGTTTTCTACTTTGAAGTTAAAACTAAACTCTTTATCAGTCTCACCAACTACAATTGCATATTCGTTAGAAGTATCGTTTTTCTTATCCCGAACAACCAATTTAATCACACCTGCCTCACCAATTGCAGAGAGGTCAGGCAATTGATAAACCGCTGCTGCTTTCACCAATTTCTCAAGAGTTACGCTGTCCATCTGGAAACAAACATCTTGAGTGGGAAGTTGAATCTCCTTTTCGGGAGGAGAAACAATTACATTAGGGTCGGCAAAGAAATACTTCACACGACGCTTACCCTCTTTGAT